GATTTTGCATCTTTGCCTGTTCAGATGCGAACAGTACCAACATTATCTATTGTAACTGGTACAAATTTTTACAACGCTGTAAGTTCCGGTGGAAATGATAACATAAATTCTTTGAGTTTGGCGGGTGATTCTAGTTCTCGGATGATTTTCCTATTTAACAATACGGAAGCATCAGGGACAGCAGGCGCAGGGCTTTACATACTTACTAACAACGCATCTTCATTTATAGGAGTACAAGCAGAATTATGAAAAAAGACTATAAAAAAATTACTACTCCAACTGGTTCATTTATTATTCAATACGAGGAAGATGGGGTTTTGTATTCAATACCAACAGATCCTGCAAACTCTGACTATCAAGAGTATCTGAAATCATTAGAAGATGAAGCCTAAACTTAGCAGAGCAGCTATACAACTTCGTGAGCAGTTCGATGATGCCTTCAGCGATCGTGACCGCACATCGGATGGTTGGATCGGTGATACCAGACATGGTGCTCGTAAGTCTGATCATAATCCAGATGCACAAGGCTGGGTTCGTGCCATCGATGTCGATCGTGACCTATCCGGCAAAGCCAAGCCCGACCTCATGCCCGACCTTGTTGATCAAATTCGTGCAGCCTGTAAAAAAGGATCCGAGAAGCGTGTCGCTTACATTATTTTTGACGGGTCAATCTGCTCCCCTATTCTTAGGTGGAAGTGGCGCAAGTACACAGGGGCTAACAAACACACTCACCACGCTCATTTTAGCTTTAAAAAAGAAGCTGACTTACGCGGTGAATTTTATCAAATACCTATGTTAGGCGGAGACAATGTTCAAACTAAATAACAAACAAAAGAAAGCCCTAAAGGATTACGGCCTAGCAGTACTGGCCTCTGCCGTCACAATGGGCGTTGCTTTACTTTCAGACATGGCTCCACAGTATGCAGTCATCATCGGTGCAATAGCTGCACCTGCAGTTAAATGGGCGAGCAAGAATTCCAGAGACTATGGCATCGGCTCATAATGAGTGCGCAGGACATGGCGGCTCTTGCTGTTGCTGCCACGACCGTTATTGGTTCATTTATTGGCTCGGTGCGGTGGCTAGTAAAGCATTATTTAAGCGAACTGAAAAATAATGGTGGCTCATCGATGCGTGATGAAATTTCAGAGCTTCGCGGGCGTGTTGATACCATCCTTCGCATACTAGAGAAGTGACAATTATCCTATGGCGAGAAAAGAAACTAAGGCATTAGAAGATCAAGGCTACACAGCACTTGAGGCTTATTGCATAGCCTTACACGAATACTGGAAGGCCTTGCGTAAGGCAGGTTTTACCGAGTCTGTTGCTTTGTTTATGATCACAGAGCCACAAGCTTATCCAGCGTGGATCTTGCCATCTCCAGTCGATCCAGAAAGGTTCGGCGATTACGAAGATGAGGATGACGATTAAGCGAATAGTTATTTTGTCTGATCTTCAAGTTCCCTTTGAGGATGTTCATGTAACACGCAACATTGCTAAATTCTTACAAACCTTCAAGCCAGATCAAACAGTCACTATCGGCGATGAGATAGATTTCCAGACAATAAGCAAGTGGTCAGATGGCACACCTCTAGCCTATGAGCAGACTCTAGGCGATGACAGAGACAGATGCGTTGAACTTCTCTGGGAGTTAGGCGTAACAGACTGCATAAGGTCAAATCATACGGATCGCATCTATAACATCATTATGAAGAAGATCCCATCCTTCCTATCCTTGCCAGAACTGCGCTTTGAGAAGTTTATGAAGTTCGATGAACTTGGGATTACCTTCCATAAAAAGCCTATGGTGCTTGCACCTAACTGGGTGGCAGTTCATGGCGACCATACACCTATCAAGTCTCAGGGTGGACTAAGTGCAATGGAAGCGGCTAGGCGTACAGGCACAAACATCATCTCTGGCCATACCCACAGGGCAGGCCGTACATCCTTCTCAGAAGCCATAGGGGGCCGTTTGGGGCGTGTTCTGCATGGAGTTGAGGTAGGGAACCTTATGGATTTCAAACAGGCCGCATACACTAAAGGAACGGCTAATTGGCAACAGGCTTTCGCCATCATGTACATCAAAGGTAAGAATGTCCAAGTTGATCTAATCTACATTGAAAAAAATGGCACATTTATAGTTAATGGCAAGGTATATGGACGACCTCGTTAGAGACATTTTTCCAGTCAGGCGCACGATTGATGATGCCGTCGATGAGGCAGAATCGTTATCGTTTCGTTATCAAATAAAACATAAATAGTCGCAGGGCTGTGCAACACTAAGCCTGTCACCAGCCGAGGGCGCTGGTGCGATAGGAGTAACAATGACTGACAATCAAGTTGTAGGCATAGTGGTGATACTTATACCAATGGCCTTATGGATTATTTATGCACATGTCTGGGAATCAGGTTATGAGCGAGGCAAGCGCGAGGGTTATCACAGAGGTCGAGCTGTCAACAGACAAGAATTTTGGCAAGAATGATAGCTCGTGACATCTTACTCAACGCAACAGACACAATCTCTGATCGTGGCCTTTCATACGGTCACCCGGCGGATAACTTGCAACACACAGCAATGCTCCTTAGTGCATACCTACAAACACCAATACATGACTATCAGGTTGCAGGGATCATGGTTCTCGTCAAGCTCGCAAGAACCAATCAAAGCGCCCAGCACCTTGACAACTGGATCGATCTTTGCTCATACGGGGCACTAGGCGGGCAACTAGCAACAGAGGAGAATCCACTTTATGTTTAATCTAGCGGACTATGAACCAGTAGAGGTGAGACTTGAAAAATTTATTAAGGACTATCCAGATTTTCGTATTTCAACTGAGTTGGAAGTTATCGAGGCTAGTAGATACATTGTTAAAGCGTATCTATTTAAGACTGCTACAGATAGTGTTGCGTGGGCAACTGGTCTGGCTGAAGAAACAGTTACTAGTCGAGGTGTTAACCAGACTTCAGCATTGGAGAATTGCGAGACTTCGGCGATCGGCAGAGCGCTTGCAAATGCGGGTTATGCTCCTAAAGGAAAACGCGCAAGCCGAGAGGAAATGACAAAAGTAGTCAAAGCTCCAGCTCCTAAAGTTGAGAAGGATTACTGGACTACACCATTCGGTGAGCAGGATGAACTAATCAAGGAAGTGCCTGCACCCGTAACCATCGATCAAGCTGTAAACACAGTTGCAGAGATTCTGGGCACAGAGAAAGTAGTGCCGAGCTGCAAGCATGGCGATCGTGAGTTTAAGGATGGCGTGAAGAATGGCCGGGCTTGGGGTGGCTATTTCTGCCGACACATTGGAGTACAGGGATCAGAGCCTAAGTGTCCGACACTTTGGTATCAGCTCTCAAGTTCAGGCACATGGGAACCACAGAAAGCGAGAGCGTAATGGGTTACATCGAGATACATAATGCAGATGGATTAGGTGGATGGGTCAATTTTGATGACATTCCATTTATAGAAATCATCAACTGTCAATTATGTAATGAGCCAACAGAAGCTAGAGACATCGTTGCCAACATTGTCATTAAGGATGCACAGCCATCTGTAGGTGCGTGGCAGTGTCGCAAGTGTCATGCGGTAAATGGCTAACCATAGAAGGGCAAGAGGTTTCCGCACTGAGCGTGTAGTCAGTCAGTACCTATCGACTGTCTGGCCTAGCGCTAATGTGGGAAGGGGTAGTGGCAAGGACATTGTCGGAGTTCCTTTTGACTGTGAGGTCAAATCTAGAACAGGCTTTCAGCCTCTCAGTTATTTACGACAATTAAAAGCTCGAACTGACAAATCTGGGGAATTGGGGTTCGGGGTTTTACGGCTTAACGGACAAGGAGAAGATGCTGCTGAGTATTGCGCCATCATCCGATTAGCTGATCTATTGCCACTACTCATACTTAAATACGGTCACTTAGACAAAGAACCTACAGAAGCAGACATCGACCGTTGCTCTGGATGTGGGTCATACATGATAAGGAAGTGCTTAACTTGCCAGCCTACGATTACAAATGCAAACGATGCAATCTCAATCAAGAGATCAATCATGGATGGCACAATCGACCAGTAGTTCTATGTCAGTATTGCAATGAACCAATGACAAAGATAATCACAGCTAATCCAATTCACTTTAAGGGCAAAGGATGGGGCAAAGATTGAAGATAGGCTCATTATGTACTGGTTATGGTGGACTTGATTTAGCAGTCGAAGCGTACTTTGATGCAGAGACAATTTGGTGCGCTGAGATGGACAAATACGCTTCCCAGGTAATTAAGCAACGATTTAACATCCCTAATCATGGAAACATAAAAGATATTGATTGGGCTTCACTAGAACCTATAGACATTCTTACTGCTGGCTATCCATGTCAGCCATTTAGCCATGCAGGTTATCGAAAGGGTACAGACGATGAAAGACACATATTCCCATACATCTTGGAAGCTATTAGCATCCTTAGACCACAATGGGTTATCTTGGAAAATGTCAGAGGACATCTCAGCCTCGGACTCAAAGAAGTTCTTGAAGGGCTTGCCTCAGAAGGGTATGATGCAGCTTGGCAAGTTGTACGAGCTTCCGATGTCGGAGCGCCACACCAAAGGGCAAGATTATTTATTGTTGCCCACTCCTCTAACCTCGGACAAAATATCAGGGTCTCAAGCGGACTTAAAGAGAAATTCACCAGGGCTAAGAGCATTGCCTTTAATGTTAGCAACACCAACAACCAACATCTCACACACAACAGGCAAGTGCAGGAATTGGGGCGCAGATTTACTTCACGATGTGAAATGCACTTGCAAGAAGCGCCTAATGCATTGGATCAAGAAGGAAAACTAAACGCTTACTTCGTTGAATACATGATGGGATTACCTAAAGGATGGGTAACTGAAACAGGATTATCTAGAGCTCAACAATTAAAGATGCTTGGAAATGGTGTAGTTCCACAACAAGCAGAATTAGCATTGGAGTTACTATTAACACGACACGCCCAAGATTAAACAAGGAACTGGACATATCCGGTACTCTCATGGCTAGAGCCCATCAGGGGCTCAGAGCGAGCCGCTCGCGGATAGCTCGCTCGGTAGCCTTCGCTATTGGGATATCTCTATTATCACCAATGTATGATGCTAATACAGGCTCAATAGAAGCTTTCAAATACAATCCTCGTAAATACATAAATGCCACAATGAATAAGCAAGAAGCTACATGTATTAAGAGATTGATTAGTAAAGAATCAGCATGGAATCATAAAGCCATTGGTAATCTATCTAGTCCTACTAAGTCTTATGTATATGGATTACTTCAGATAAAGAATCCAATAGCTAAAGATATGAACCCTATGCAACAGATACAGTTACACATGAGATACTTAGATCATAGGTATGATGGATCAGCATGCAAGGCATGGTCTCACTTTAAGATTAAGGGTTGGCATTGAGTAGAGCTGCAAGTCATAGAGAGTTAGGCACTCAACGCTGGAAGGATCAGCGTTTGCGTGTGTTGAAGCGTGATTCATACATCTGTGCTTACTGTAGTGGTGAGGCTACTCAGGTTGATCATGTGATACCTAGAGCCAACGGTGGTGGTCATGAACTAGATAACTTAGTGGCCTGTTGCGCACCATGTAACTCACGCAAGGGCGCACACAATGAGGGCGTTTTTTTAGCACGAGGTGCTACCCCCCCTGTCTTTTC